TTCGTCGGGTTCCAGCCAGGCGGACGTGAGCGGCCTTTCGGTGACGGCCGGTGCCGGCAGCACGACCGGCGCGGTTGTCGGTGCGGTTGCCCGGTTCAACGTTGATCTGCGTGGCCGCAAGCGTTACCTGACGGTGGTGACGAGCCCCGGCAACACGGTGGCGGTTGTGACGAACGCTCGCCTGTCGAAGGGCGAGACGCATTCCACGGACGCGACCTCGGCCAACGTCAACGATTACAAGTCGCTCTAGTCGCTTGACAGTCCAGCGATAACGCCCAAGGCGGGCGGCCGGCGCTTGCCGAGCCGCCCGTTTGGCGTTTTAGGAGCACACATGATCGTTCGCGTCGGACAAGTTGAGCACGACCTGCGGGTGGAAGCCTGCTTCAGCGTTCCCCGTTTGGGCTTCATGGACAACTACTTTAGCGTCATGCAGTCGCTGCTGCCGCTGGGAATCCGCCCTACAAAGCACACCGGAGCGTTCTGGCATGCCTGCATGGACAGGGTGCTGCAAGAGATGGTCAGCCGCACCGATTGGATTCTGTGCATCGACTACGACAGCGTATTTGAGTCGGACACAATCCAGAGGCTGATGACGGCCGCCATGGTCAGCGGGTTCGACGCCGTGGCCCCCATGCAGGTGAAACGGGATGAGGGCATCCCGATGTTCACGCCCGAAGGTTGCAGCGGCATCGGCAAGGTGGAGTTGCCCAATTCGTGGTTTGAGGCGGCGATTCAGCCCGTCGAAACCGCTCACTTTGGCTGCACGCTGCTGCGTTCGTCGGCCTTGAAACGGATGAAAACGCCGTGGTTCTTGGGCACGCCTGCCGAAGACGGCCACTGGGGTGACGCGCCAGAAGGCGGTGCCGGCAGGACCGAGGAAGACATTCACTTTTGGAAGCAGTGGCGGGCCAGCGGGAACACGCTTGGCATCGCCCCGCAGGTGGCCATCGGGCACGCCGAACTGGTCTTCACGTGGCCGGGCCGGGATCTCAAGGGCGTCTTTCAGTACCCGTCCAAGTATTGGGCTGCTGGCGGCCGGCGGCCGGCGGAAGCGTGGGGATCAGTCGAACACGGGGAGTCCAGCACATGAAGGTTCGATTCATTCGGGCGTGGAAAGCGTATTGCGTGGGCGACGTGATTGAAGTGCCAGACGGCATGGGCACCGAGCTCATCAATATCGGGCGCGTTGTCCAAGACGTTCACACGCAGCAGCTGCTTGAGACGGCCGCCGTTGAGCCCGCCGAAGTCAGGACCGCAGACGTAACGCCACGGAGACGCCGCAAGTGATATACCGCAGCCTGGTCCGAGACACGCAGCCGGTGGTTGAGCCCGTGAGCCTGGCCGACGCCAAACTGCACCTGCGTATCGACAACGAAGACGATGACACACTGATTCAAGCGTTGATCGCTACGGCCCGGCAGTGGTGCGAAGATTACTGCGACCGCACGTTTGTGTTGACCCGCTGGGCCATGCGGACGGATTCGTTCTACGGGCAGGTGGGCAGCCCGTCACAGTTTGGCCTGCGGTCTGATGGCAACAACATTGAAGGCCGGCAGGGCACCGTCCCCAACATGGACGTGGAATTGCCACGCCCGCCCATGTCGCAGGTGACGGGCTACACAGCCGTGGACGTGACGTATACGCCAACCGTGAGCGGCACGACGGCCACGCTTTCCAGCACCGAGTACCGGGTGGACTACAACCAGACACCGGGGGCGGTTCGGCCGCTGTACGGCAAGACGTGGCCCAGCCACCTCATGGATCAAAACAGCGTCACAATCAAGTGGTGGGCGGGATACGGTGCAGACGGCAAATCAGTGCCACCGCAAGTGAAGTCGGCCGTTCTGATGATCGTCTCGCACCTCTGGAGCAACAGGGATGCGGCACAGGAAACGGCTTTGTCCGAAGTGCCGTTTGGCGTGAAGGCGTTGCTCGATACGGTTCGTTGGGGGAGCTACCGCTAATGGCACTCTCGCCGGGCGACATGTGGACGCGCGTGACGATCCAGAGCGCCGCCAAGTCGCAAAACGAGGTGGGCGAAACCGCGCTTGCGTGGTCCGAATTCGCCACGGTTTGGGCTTCGGTCGAATCTCTGTCCGCACGCGAAACCGAGCGGTTCGCGGAAACGGTGGGGTTCATGACGCACCGCGTGAAGATCCGCTATCTCGACGGGCTCACGGGAGCCATGCGAATTGTCTACCGGGATCGCACGCTAGAAATCGGCCAGATCATTGAACGTGACCGACTGTGGCATCAAGAAATCATCTGCACTGAAAAGAGGGCGGACGGATGAGCCTGCCAGAAGCCCCCGAGGCGTTTATCTATCAGCGTCTGACCAGCCGCACGGCGGTGTCGTCCATCGTGTCGGGGCGGGTGTTTCCCCTTATTGCTCCCACTGGCACGCCCCTGCCCTTGATCGTCTACCAACGCACGAACGTGCAGCGCGAGCAGTCGCTGACCGGGCCGATTGGCCGGCCCGTCGTGACGTTGCAGCTGACGAGCTACGGCACGTCCTACTCGAGCGTCAAGGCGTTGGCCCGAGAGGTACGCTTGGCGGTGGACGGGTGGACGGGCACCACGGCCGGCGTGACGATCCAACGCACAACAATACAGAGCGAGGCCGATGGCGTGGACATGCCCGCCGATGACCAAATGCTGCCCTATTACAACGTGCAGCAAAGCTTTGATTTTCGGATTGAAGAGGCAACGTAATGGCCCGCGAAGTCACGTTTAAGATCAACACTACGCAGAAAGATGCCCGCTGGCTCAAAGAGAAGGCGCTGGCTGACGCCTTCCAAGTTGAGCCATCCGAGGTGGTAGAGGCCGTAGAGCACGCACTACAGCCGGCCCTGTGGGCTCTTCGTAAAAACGTCTTAGCGGCCAAGGTTCGCACCGGCAGGCTGCGTTCATCGCCTGGCACTGTGGTGCGGAAATATGGTGGCAAGCGCCGGCTCACTGTTGTGGGGCTTGTTGGCTACAAGTCAGGCGTGGCCCCGCACAGCCCATACTTGGAACTTGGCACGCCACCTCGCGCCGGCCGTGGGAAAGTCGTTGCTCGCCGTTATGCGTGGCTGGCCTACTTCCGAAACAAGGAAGCCATGAAACAGACGCTACAGGCCAACCTTGAAGCCGTCATGCAGAACGCCATAGACGGCGTTGAGTAACTGCAAGGGTTGCCGCCAAACGGCCTAAAAAAGACGTAGGGCATACCGCCCGCCGACCACAGGAGCACCGCCATGCCAGGGCCGTCTGATTCGCAGGGTAGCAATTTCGTTTTCTCGGGCTCGACCTACACCGTCACAAACGTGAGCGTGAAGTACGGCGGCGATCTGATGGACACGTCGCACCTCGGATTGGCGAGCGGTGCCAACCGCACCTATGTTTCGCCGGCGCTGGTTGATAACGAAATCACGGTGGACTACTACGGCACCACGCTGATTTCCATCGGCAACTCGGGCACGTTGTCTTTCGCCAGCACCAACTACACGGCAACCTGCTCGGCCTCAAGCGTCACCTACGCCGTGGGCGAGCTCGTGAAGGGCAACGCCACCTTCAAGGTCAAGTAACCACGGGGGCCAACCGTGGCGAATGTATCGCAAGGTTTGGCGGTCACGTGGGGCAGCGTCACGCTTGGCGAGGTTGTCAGCGTCAGCGTTGACGGCATTACGGCCGAAACCGTTGACGTGACGCCCCGCAGCCAAGCGGCACGGTACAAGAAATACAGCCGCGCCGATGGCGACTACGGTAGCGTCTCGCTCACGCTACGTGGCACTGCTGGCATGTCCTACACCAACGTTGGCTTGACGGGCTCGCTATCAATCAGCGGGCCGGGCGTGTCGTTCTCGTTCGGCGGTGCGGTGTTTGAAAAGCTTGGATGGTCTGGCAGCGTTGGCGAGCTTCAGACGTTCAGCGTCACGTTCAAGATTGGAGCGTAAGCATGGGGATCCTGACGAAAGATCAAATCCTGTCGGCCAACGATTCGGCGCTGCTGAAGGTGCCGGTGCCCGAGTGGGGCGGAGACGTGTACATCAAGGTGATGACGTGCGGCGAGCGAGATGCCTACGAAAACGAATGGGTTCGCAAGAAAGAAACCGGCGTGGATGATTTTCGCGCCAAGTTTCTGGCCAAGTGCCTAGTGGATGAGAACGGCCAGCGGCTTTTCGGAAATGGCGACATCGACAAGTTGGCCGCCAAGAGTTCCAAGATCATCAATCGGCTGTGGTTGGCGGCCATGGAGCACAACAACCTTTCCGACGATGCAATTGAGGAAACAGCAAAAAACTGAAAAACCGGCCAATCCGAATCTCGATGTTGCGGTTAGCCCTAGCAATGGGCATCCGCATCACGGAAGTGGAAGGGTGGCCGGTGAACGAGTTGCGGGAGTGGATGGCGTTTGATCGGTACCTGGAGCCGTACGGGCGTGAGTGGAAGCAGGCCGGCGTGATTGCGGCGGCTGCTATCGCCCCGCACGTCGGCAAGGGAAGGCAGCCAAAGCCGGAAGACTTCATGCCGATCTGGCAAACGCCACAGACGGCCGAAGAGATTGCGGCAGAGCTTAGCAAATTGCGACGGTGACGTATGGCAAAATTGGATTTGGCATTTCAGCTGAGCGCCAACGCCGATGGCGTGGCCGCTGGCGTTGCCCAAGCCGACCGCGAGTTGTCTAAGGTTGGGGCCAGCGCCAGGGCCACCTCTGCTGAGTTCCGCCAAGCGGCCAAGATCACGTCCGAACTGCGTACGCCGTCCGAGAGGTACGCCGAGACGATTCAGAAGCTTGACGCCTTCATGGCGAAAGGCTTGCTGACGCAAGATGTTTATGGCCGCGCCGTTGCCAAAGCTGAAATGGAATTGAACGGGGCCGAGAAGGCAACCGGCAAATTTCGGCAAGCCCTTGAGGCCGCAGGCCGAGCCGCCACGGGAACGGCAAACGTCATCCGCAGCGTGGGTGACGCTGCCAAAAGCGTGGCTGACGCCGGAGTGTCTGTCATCAAGTTCGGCAAAGACGTTGCATGGACGTACTTGCAATGGAAACTGTTTAACGCGGTCAGGAATCCGGCAGGGTTCAAAGATTTCGCCGTTGGCGCTCTCAAAGGGGCACTGGCGGCACGCACGTTCATCTTGGCCGCTAAGGCGCTGGGCATCGGCTTGGCCATTGGTGGCGGTGCTGCTGGAACTGCTGCCGCTGCTGTTCTTGGGTTGACCAACCCGCTGATCGGCGGCGCGCTGCTCACGCTCAATTTGGCAAAAGCATTCATCAACGCCAAAGACCGTGCCTTTGAAATGGCCACGGCGATAACCGAAGGAAAGGTTTCGCTCGAGCAGCTGAACGCACAACTGGGGCAGATTCAAGCCCAACAGATCGACAACCTCGCGTTTGCCATGGAAGAGGCAACGGCCGCAGGCGAGCGTTCGGAAGCGGCATTCGCAGGATTAGCCGATGTGTTCGTGACGCCTTTCATCGGTGCCTTTGCGGCGATTCAGTCCGGCACCGCTGGGTTCACGGACGGCATCAGCGGCGTGGTGGAAGGCATCACGTCAATCCTTTCGCCAATCGCACAAGTTATCGCCCCGGTGTTTACGCTCATCGGCACGATGGTTGAGGGCGTGCTGAAGTTTATTGGCGTCATTGGCGAAGCCCTCGGCCTAGTGCTGAAGATCGGCGGCGCAGTTGTGCATACGTTCTTGTCGCCGTTTATCGTTGGCCTGACGAACGTGGTGGAAACCATCCGCAGCGGCATGAATGCGGCGTTTGATTTCATTGGAGAGCGGATTGATTGGGCCAGCCAGAAGATCAAAGACTTCTACGCCTACATGTCCAAGGTGCCGATCATAGGCAGGGCGTTTGCCGGTGGAGAAGCGCCTGGCAATGCAATGCAGCCAGCGGCTGCCAACGGCGCGGCAGCGCCAGAGCAACAATTAGACTTTGAGTTGCAAATTTTTGCCGCGCGGCGGGAAAACGAAGAGGCTATAGCAAAGGCCGAAAAGGAAATTGCCGACCGTCGCCTGAAGGACGAACAAACGATTCACGACGCTCGCAAAGCAAACGAAGACGCAATTGCGGAAGCAAACAGAAAAGCCGCCAACGATCAGTTTGAGTTGAATTTGCAAATGTATGAATCGCAGCGCGCTAATGAACAAGCCTTGCGCGATGCCGAAACAAAACGCCAAAAAGAGCAAGACGAGCGAAACCAGAAAATTGCCGAAAAACAGGACGAGATTGACAAGGTAGAGATGGACAGGGCCAAGGCGCTCAGCGGCCCGTCAAACGAAGCCCTAAAGGCAAACGACGTGCGCTCAAGCGAAGGCATGTCGCAGTTCCTGGCCCTAGCCACGGGCCGGGAAGATCCCGCCATTGCCGAGTACCGCAAGCAGAACGAGAAGCTTCAACAGATCGTGGCCGAGCTTCGTGCCTTGCAACAACAGCCCGCTGACATTCTTGGTGGGGCCGCCGCATGAGCGTTGTAGCCGTCACGGAACTGGGCGAATACTCGGGCTCTCGCAAGTTTGGCGAGCCGCCCGTTTACCAGCGCCAATTCGTGGTTGAGGTCAACGACCCCACCACCTCGAGCACCGATATCAGCAACGCCCCCGGCGTGGTGTTTCTTGACCCGCACCCAGACGCTGACTACTGCAAGGCGTTCAACGTCAGCGTCGGCAACTACAACGGCAGCCGCTGGCACTACCTCGTCACGTGGGACTACGAGGTACCGAAGCTATCGCAAAATCAATTAGACCCCAACCCGCTCCAGCGGGCAGACATCTGGAAGTTCAGCACATCGGGCATGTCTGTCCCGGCGCTGTTCTACTACTACGGGTCGGGGAACGACGACCGCCGCACGCTCACGAATTCCGCTGGCGATTTTTTGGAAGGGGCGATGACTGACCTTTCGGTGCTCCAGGCGTCGATCAGCGGCAACCGTTCGTCGTTTGACTACAGCACTGCAGCGTTGGTCACGAATTGCGTGAACAATTCGTCGTATCTTGGCGGCGATCCGTACACGTGGAAATGCAGCGGCATTAGCGGGCAGCCTGCCGTTGAGGTGGTGAACGAAGTCGAGATCCGCTACTGGCAAGTCGAAGTCACGCTTGAATACAACCCAACGGGCTGGCCGTTGCTGCTGCCCAATGTCGGGTGGAACTACGTTTCGGGCAGCCAGAAAAAGCGCGTTTACGTGATTGACGCCGATAGCGGCGACAAGGTTGCGGCAAGCAACCCGCAGCCGCTTCTCTCAAACGGCGCGCTCGACACGGCAAGCCCCGGCGAATCCAACCCGCCTATGCTGCTGACTCGGCGCGTGCATAAAGCGATAAATTTCCAACAGTACTTCGGAACTCCACCCCAGTAGGAACGACCATGGCCGACATCAACTATTCCATCAACGCATCGCTGTCTCGAGGTTCGCTCAATTCGACGTTTGTGGCGTCTGGCGTCACGGCCGATTGCAGCAACAGCGGCGTGACCACGCAAACGCTGACGCCGGGCACGAACGCCGCCGGCACCGTGGCGATCAGCACGGCCACCATGTCGGCCGTTGGGTTGTTCTTCGCCCGCAACCTGTCCACGATCACTACGGCCACCGTGTCTTTCGGTCAGTTGTCGGCTGGCTCGCTCGTGCCCACCATCACGTTGAAGGGTGGCGAAGCTGCCGTTGGCCGCTTGGCGTCCGGTTCGTACGCCGCGATCGCGGCAACCACGGGCACGCAGCTGGTCATCTCCATCGTGGAAGGGTGACGCATGGGCCAGGGCGCTGGTGGCGGTGCCGGCCAGGGGGCAGGCAATAACCGTTTCGTGAAGTTCACGCGCCCGGCCGCGCAGCGGATTGCGGAAGCGGTGCGCAAGGTTGAAGGTGGCAACCGGGATCAGCCGCCGTTTGGCTTTGAGCACCCGCAAGGGATTGGCGGCGCGAAAGTGTTCCGCGTCTGCACGTTCACCGGGGCGTGGAGCAAGAACACCGACAAAACCGTAACGTTCAAATATCAGACGAGCACGCCAAACACAGTATCTGCCACCAATCTTTTCTTCCCGATTACTGGCACCGCTGGCGGCAATTGTGCCGTGGCGAAGGACGGCACGGCGTGGTTTCTGATTGACGTGCCGCTATTCACGGCCACAGCCGTTTTTGTAGGCGCGACGGCATCTACAGCGGTCATGCGAGACGTGACGCTTTCGGCATCGCTCAA